TTCTAATGAAATCTGTCGTTATTCGTGCACCGCTTCTAAGCATTTCAGGCTATGGCGAGCATGCCAGGCAAGTTTATAAATTTCTACTTAATTGCAAGGACATCGAGCTCAAGACTCAGATTCTCCAATGGGGTAATACAGCCTGGGAAATCAATGGCGATGGATTTAATGGCTTAGCAAATAAAATCATGTCATCATCATCTCAAATTGAGAACGGTTTTGATGTTTCATTTCAAGTCCAACTTCCAGATGAATGGTCAGATAATCTTGCTAAGTTTAATGTAGGAATTACTGCTGGTGTAGAAACAGATATCTGCAATCCTAAATGGATTGATGCTATCAACAAGATGAATCTTGTAATTGTTCCAACGCAGCATGTTAAGGATACATTCATTAAGACGGGCAATCTTACGACTCCTGTTATCGTAATTGGTGAATGGTACCAGGAAGAACTTGATCTTGAACCTCTCGAATCAATAACAAATTTAAAGTTTAATACAAAGTTCAATTTTCTCGTTGTATCACAGCTAACATCAGCGGATGACGGCGGTGATAGAAAGAATATACTTGGAACCTTAAAGTGGTTTTGTGATGCATTTCAAAATGATCCAGATGTAGGACTCATTCTAAAAACAAATATGGGTCGTGGTACACAACTAGATAAAGATAACGTTTATTCAGTCATTAACAGCTGCATAAAATCATTTAGAAAGGGCCCTTATCCAAAGATTCATGTAATTCATGGAAATATGACAGATCATGAGATTGCATCACTTTACATGCATCCATCAATAAAATGTTATATAAACTTAACACGTGGTGAGGGTTTTGGTCTACCAATTCTTGCTGCAGCAGTTGCAGGAATTCCAGTTATAACGACAAACTGGTCTGGTCATTTGGATTTTATGAAATTGGGAAAGTTTATTGGTATTGATTATGATATTATTCCTATTCCACAAACCAAAGTAGATGGCAGAATCTTTGTTACTGGATCAAAATGGGCTAATCCAAAAGAAGAAGATTTTAAGAAAAGAGTTGCTAAATTTCGATCTAGCTTTCAAGTTCCCAAGGAATGGGCTGACGACCTTGCAGAAAAATGTAAAAATCGATTCTCTAGATTGGCAATAGAAGAGCTTTATAGACAACATTTAAGTGAAATACTATGATTTTTTTAACTTTAATTACAATTTTTCTTGTTATTACAACAATATTTTTTGCATATCAATCGTACAAGTTAGGAAAGATTATACTTAGGACTCAGGATGCAATAGAGGCGTCGCTTGATGTTCTCGATGAAAGATACAAGAGCATATCAGAAATACTTCAAAAGCCAATCTTTTTTGACTCTATAGAGATTCGCCAGGTTATTGAAAATATTTCGATAGCAAGAGAAGCCGTATTATTTGTTGCAAATCAACTAGAAAGTTCACAAGAGGTGAGTCCTGATGGTAAAAAAGACGCTGGCCAAGAAGAAGATAGTAAAGAAGAATGATCTCAAGTACTACTTCCATTCAGGAACACATGATGCAATAGTTGTATTTCAAGCAGCAACTGATCAAAAAGTAAAAGAGCAAGTTTATGTTAATGACATTTTGCCTGCCTTTAATAAGCTTGTTGAAAATTTGATTTATATTCATGGCACAAATGTTGTCATTATGTCTGATGATTTTAAGAATGATTGCATTACATTTCTCTATGAAACATTAAAGAAATTTGATCCATCACGTGGTACAAAAGCATTTAGTTATTTTAATGTTGTTGCAAAAAATTGGATTATTGTTAAAAGTCGTCAAAGGCAAAAGCAGGTCAATCGCCATATAAGCATTGAAGACCGTGGCGTTATGTCAGAAATTGAGCTTATACCATTTGACATACATAAGCATGATCCACTTGCGTCACCAGAAACAGAATATCTCGCTTCTGTTGAAAATATTAATCAAATACTTCAAAAAGTCAAGAATAGATTGACATGCGATAATGATAAAACATGCATGGAGTCAATTATTAAACTTTTTGATAACATAGATAATCTTGAAAGCCTTAATAAACGTGCTGTCTTCGTATACGTTAGAGACATGACAAACTTAACACCTAAGCAATTGTCATCGTCTATGTCAGCAATTAGAAAACATTATAGAGAAGTCAGCAAACTACAACTTTTCTAGGATAAAAATGGCAAAGACCAAGACAGCTGTTGACGCTTACAATGATGAAGTTGAAAAAATTGCAAATAAAGAGAAGAAGATTGCAGAATTTTCAGAGATTCTCGATGGGATTAAAGATCTAGATACAAAGAAAAAAGTTCTTTGGACAGAGATCTACCAGAATGCTGTTATAGATAGAGACAATGCATCACTTTTATTTACAGATACCTTTATACAGGTAAAAGGCAATGCAGCAAATCACAATATTTTAGGCCCTGTTGTTGTAAAATATCTTGAAAGAATGTCAAGAGCAAATGATCAGATATTAAAGCTTGCTGAATTAATTGCTAGAGAAGACTCAAAAGAAATGGATACAGACTCTATCTTTGATAAGATTGGAAGTTTTGGTGATTCATAATGGAGACTTTATCTAAGTTTTATACTGCTGTTGTTGTCGAGTATTTTGCAAAACCCATTGAGTCAACTGAGCAAGTTAATGACTTGGTGAAAAAATATGAAAAGTCTAAGACTCCAATCATCTACCCCAATAGGCTTTTTACGATTCCACGTGGATCAATACTAGCAAGATATATTGATAATAGTGAAAAACCTGATGTCCGGATCTTTTATCCTTTCTTTTCACACATCAGTTTGCCCTTAAAAGCTGGTGAGCAAGTTTTTGTGCAGGATAACGGCATTATTGGTTATTGGTTCACTAGAAAAACTTCAGACCTAATCGCTGAGGATCCTAATTTTACTCATAATGATAGATCAAACTTTTCTTCTGTCTTTATTAGAAATGAGCAAACAACAGGAACTGTCAATCCAGTAGCAAAACTATTTCCTGAAGATAGCATGTCAGGAATTAGCTATAGAGAAATTGTAGGTCTATCTGACAGTCTCAAAAAAGAATTTATTGGCGAAGCTGTTCCAAGATATAGCACTGCCAGCACAGATCTTAGCCTCCAGGGTTCAAACAACTCTTTGATTGTTCTAGGCTCTAGCTCAACATTAGGGAAAAATTTAAAAAACACAGGATTAATTGACATAGTTGTAGGTCGTGGTCAATCAGACAATACAACTCCTGGCGCAATCTTTGAAAATGCAAGAAAATATGAAGAGTCTGACAAGACATCAAATCAAAACTTAAGTGAAGGTGATCTTGATCTTGTCAATGATTTATCACGTATTCATGTCACTATGAATATGGATCCTGATGAATCATTTTCAACCAATATTCCTAACAGCACATATCAAAGAGGATCCGCACCTACAATTGTTAACAAAACTAATAAATTCAGGATCATTGCAAGAAATGATGCATCAATTTCTGTTGAAGGCGAAAATGGATGTTCAATTGTTTTAAATGATAATGGAAGCATCTATATCAATCCAGGAACTTCAGGAAAAGTTTACTTAAATGGGCCAAATAGTAATCAACCTTATTTAAGATATGATGAGTTTAAAAGCACAATTAATCGCTTGGTTGATATGGTCGCAGCATTACAGACTACAATTAACACTATATCACTTGCAGCTGCAAGCGCCGCCGCGGGAGGACCCGCAGCAATCCAGGCAGCCATTAATGCAACAAGCCTCGTTGATCCTGGAACAACAGCAATTGATGTTTATGTTCAACAAGTCAATGCACTTTTAGGTACTATCAAGTCTAAGAAGATTCTAGGATCATAATCATAATTTGACTGTACTTAGCGAGAGAATATTTAGGTTAGATGGCAAATTCAACTACAGTTACCACGCAACCTAGGTCTTTTAAGGGCTCCGGAGGAGCCATAACTGCTCGTGTCTCCACGATACCTATTGCAACACCTACGCCCTTTAATATTGTTACACCGCTTCAGTTTCCCAATAAGATTGGAGACACCTTTAAAACTACAACTGATATAGTCGAAGGTGTTATTGATGATTTTAAAAACATGATTCTTACAAATTACGGTGAGAGACTTGCAAAGCCTGATTTTGGCGCCAATCTTCGTTCCTTGCTAACAGAACGCATTTCACAGAATGATTGGGATGCAAAAGCTTCGACATCGATTAAGGCAACAACAGAGAAATATATGCCGGCTGTAAATGTCCAAACAGTTAGTACATCACCACTTCCAGCACAAAATGATGGATTTGTTAGACTGAACATTGGCGTTATTTTTTCAATTCCGTCATTAGGTGTCCAGGATAGAAAAATTAATATCACATTAACAAACGTGAGCTAGACATGTCGTCATTCAATCTTAAGAAGAGCTTAACACAGAAGAAAGAGAGATCATATCTTAATAGAGATTTTGATTCACTTCGATCTGAACTTTTTCGATATTCGACGACATATTATCCTGATAAAATTCAAGATTATGGCGACGCTTCTCTTGGTGGAATGTTCAATGATCTGACTGCATATGTCGGTGATATTATGTCATTCTATCTTGATCACCAGTTCAATGAGTTAAATCTTGAAACTGCTGTAGAGCCAAATAATATCGAGAGGCAGATTAGACTTGCAGGTGTTAAAATTAAAGGAGCTTCTCCCGCACTTTGCAACATAGACTTTTATGTTAAAGTAGAAGCAGAAATAGTTAATGGTGTCTATAGGCCAAAACTTGCTTATTTGCCTACGATTAAGACAAGATCAAAGCTTCAATCAAATAATGGTACAATATTTGAGTTATTAGATGATTTAGATTTTGCTGAAACAGACCAAAATGGAAAATTATATGCTGATGTTAGCGTCATACTTGCAGATAGCTCAGGCAGGCCTGTAACTTATTCCTTAAAGCGTACAGGTCTTTGCACGTCAGGTGAGACAATTGAAGAAAATGTCTCATTATCAAGCGATTTTATACCATTTAGAAGCCTTTCACTTTCACGAAGCAATGTATCAGAAATCATTAGGATTATAGATACAGATCTTAACGAGTATTATGAAGTTGATTCATTAAGCAATGACGTCGTTTATAAGCGAGTTGTTAATTCAACATCAGATTCTACAGCAGTATCCGATAATCTTTATGTTATTCCTGCACCGTATAGGTTCATAACGAGAACATCACTAAATTCAGCTATTACAACAATCGTATTCGGTTCAGGTAGAGCTGACATTATAGATGATGATATCATACCTGATCCTAGTGAGATTGCACTTCCGCTTTATGGTGATAGAAAGACTTTTTCAAGAGTTGCTATAGATCCAAATGCACTCTTAGCAACAAATAGCCTTGGAATTTCACCAACAAATACTACACTTACTATCACATATCGCGCCGGTGGCGGATTAAGCCATAATGTTGCACCCAGAACAATTAGATCTGTTGTCTCATTAATAACGTCATTTAACCAAAGCGTACCTGCTGGAAAGATTGCTCAAATAAGAAGCAATCTTGAAGTTAATAATCCTTCGGCAGCATCGGGTGGTGAAGATACACCTACACTTGATGAATTTCGTGCTATTGCATTAAATTATAAAAATTCACAATCGAGAATCGTTACTAAAAATGACCTCATTGCTAGAGTCTATTCTATGCCTCCTAATTTTGGAAGAGTATATAGGGTGGGTGTAAGATCTAATCCGACAAATCCTCTATCTACACTTCTTTATATAGTTAGCAGAGATTTTAATGGTTACTTGACAATTTCACCAGATACACTTAAGAAAAATCTTGCCAAGTATCTGAATGAATTTAGATTAACTTCAGACGCAATTGATATTCTTGATTCACCAGTCGTAAACTTTAGTTTTAGTTACAATGTTTCAATTTCTGATAATGTTGATAAGAATATGACTATTGGAAAGATAAATCAAGCAATCTCAAATTATCTTGCAACTAAGAATTTTCAAATTGATCAACCTATAGTCGTTAGTGATATCTTGAATTTAATATTGAACCAAGATGGTGTTGTGTCACTTGAGAAATATTCATTTAATAATCTTCAAGGTATAGTGCAAGATAGGTCATATTCCAATGTTACCTACAATCTAAAGCAAAATACTTCAAGAGGATTAATCCAGCCTCCTGCTGGTGGTATTTTTGAACTAAAATATCCGACTTATGATATAATCGGCAATGCTGTATAGGTGATAAATGTATAGGATCGTCCAGACAAACAAAGACACTTATATGACCAATAAAATTGTTGGTCAAATCAGAGTTACTGATGCTAACGTAGGTCAAGCAGGTACTATTGATCTTTTTAAGCTTTATGATGAAAATGCAATTCAAGGTGAGTCATTTCCTATTGAATTATCAAGAGGTCTTATCAATTTTGATCTTACCCCTATAAGAGAAATGACGCAAACATCTCTAGATATAACATCACCTAACTTTAAGTGTTTTCTAAAGCTTTCAGATGTGTATGCAGGTCAAACAACACCTTCAAATTTCACGCTTATTGTTTATCCACTTTCAAAATCATTTGATGAAGGAATTGGCAAAGATGTTGTAAGATTTGAAGATCTTGATGTTTGCAATTATATCACGGCATCTGTTATTACAACTCCTGTTACGTGGAGTAGCCCAGGTGCAGCAGCAATGGGTCTACTTGGTAGTAATAATATTGACATAATTTCTTCAGGAAATCTTAATGATGGTCTGGGAATAGTCAATCTTTTTGTGACACAATCATTTCCAACTGGAACGGAAGATCTAGAAGTTGATATCACTAAGATCATTTCAGGTACCTTGGCAGGCTTAATACCAGATTGTGGCTTTAGAATTTCCTATATAGAATCTCAAGAAACAGATACAAAAACAAGATTTGTCAAGAGATTTGCATCAAGGAATACAACAAATACATCGAAGCGACCAAAGCTAATTGTGACTTATAAAGATACTATTAGCGATGATCATGAGTTACTTTACTTTGATATCTCAGGTTCAATATTTTTAAATAATTACCATAGAGGATATCCGGCTAATATCCTATCAGGAACTTCAGCAACTCAGGTTACTGGTGACAATTGCCTTGTTTTAAAACTTGTCACTGGATCCATGTCACAGTCATTTTCTGGATCACAATTTAAAATAGGACAGAATTTCCAAACAGGAATCTATTCATCATCTTTCGCTATTAGTTCATTTAATCCTGTATTCAGACCCCATATTCTTGCATCTAGTTCTATTACATTCGATGAAATATGGGGTTCACCAGATGGAACTGTAGGTTATTACACAGGCTCTTTGACAATAAACCAAGTCGAAAGAACATCATTTAGTCAGACTCCTGAACGTTATTTTGTCAATATAACAAATATGCGATCATCTTATAAGACAACAGAGATGTTTCGCTTTAGATTATTTATTGAAGATTTCACTAGAAATGTTGTCTATTCAAAGATTCCGCTAGAAAACACAGGATTAGTCGTAGACAAATGTTACTATAGAGTTAGAGACTTTGAAAGCGACGAAGTCATTATACCTTTTCATGATCCCGGCACAGAAACATCTAATGATGCCACAACACATTATTTTGATTTTTATATGTCATCACTGCCACGTGGCAGAACATACACATTTGACTTCAAGATAGTTAATAAAGGGCTGGACATTCTAATAAATGATGTCGCCGCAAAATTTAGAATAGAGTAGAGAATGAGATCAAGAACAGGCAATAGACCAAGCTTCAGATCGGCAAATGTGATTGGCAGAAGCCCAGTCGCGACTGTTTTTAGAGATATTGATAATGCAGCATTGACAAAAAGCAATACTATCAATACGTCATCTTTTTTGCATGATCCCGACGGGTCAGGATTAAAGTCAACTCAAGAACTTCCAATTGATTACACTAGCTTTGAAAATCACACATTTTTTAACTCTGCAAGATCAAAAGTTGATATTTCTTTTAATAATATCATAAATGGTTATCCATACGATGAGGATAGATCATCAATCGAATTATTTTTAGACCAACTTACAGGCTTTGAAAGATATGTCTATAATAATTTTCCAAAAAATGTTGGTTATATCAATCTTTACAATAACGGGTATATCGTAGTAAAAGATGGAAAATCATTTAACTTTCCCATCTTGAACACAGTAGATTACGGAACTGCTGTACTTGATCCATCCACGTCGCCTTTTTCTCTTGAAATGCAGATAAAAATTCCTGATGTTGCAAATGACAATCAGATAATTGCACAAAGATTGTCATCAACTGCAGGAATGACTCTTGCAATTTCATCCTCAGCTAGCACAACAACATGCAATATAGTCTTTCTAGTATCATCAGCATCAGATTCTTATGTTATTGCGTCAGGATCTATTCAGAAAGGTAATTGGGTACACTTAAGTGCTCAATTGGAAGATATAAATGGTGCAAAACGATCGTCTTTATATGTTAATGAAGTATTATCGTATTCTTCAGATGATGCACAAGACTTTGGATCATTAACATTTTCTGGTGAGCCCCTTTACATCGGATCAGGCTCGTCGCATTCTATTCTTGATTATAATTTCAGACCTGTAACAACAATTTCTGCATCAATTGATGATTTTAGATACTATAAAGATGCAAGAACAGTCCAACAACTTAAAGCCTATGCACAGCGTGAAGTCTATCCTGACGATTCACTGATTACGTATTTCAAATTTAATGAACCTCAAGGCGCATATGCAGGTAATAATGTTGCACTTGATTCATCGGGAAATAAGTTACACTCTTATATCATAAATTACGATACAAACTTTAGAGTAACTGGATCAACACCGTTATTATACGAAAACATAAGTTACTCTCCCAATCTTTTTGCAGGAAATGCTGACGTCATCAATCTAAATACGAATTTGCTTGAAGATGCTTTGCCTTATGACAATGATAATCCTAATTTTATTCTTAAGCTTATCCCGCAACATTATATGCAAATTGGCGCAGCTGCTGAAGGCTTATCAAGTTATGATCAGAATTTAGGCAATATCTACACTGCGACGTCAGTTCCAGGCACAGGAATATTACAACCACCACAAATGATTGTGTCATTCTTGTTATCATATGCCAAATTCTATGATGAAATCAAAATGATGCTGGATTATTTCTCACATGTAAACTATGTCGAGCTTGACGATCCAGAATCTGCAATTGATAAATTTCTGCCTTACGTTGCAAAATATTACGGATTTGAACTTCCAAATTTCTTTACAAATGCTACACCCGATCAGTTCTATTACGGGCAGACTCTTCTTAATGATTATTCAATTGCTGAGAAATCATTAAAGCAGGTCAGGCATCAAATATGGCGCAGAATTCTTGGAAATATTGGCGAGATTATTAATGCAAAAGGAACAAGATCATCAATAAGATCAGCAATACTTTCAACAGGAATTATTCCTGAGAACTTCTTTAATATTAGAGAGTACGGCGGCCCTGCGCTTGTTGATCTCAAGGATTTGAGACAACAGACTCAAGAAGCATCAACACTTGCTGACATGTCCGGATCAAATGCGCAAGTCTCTTTGAGAAAGACTGCAGCAGGTATTTTTAATAATATTCCAAGCATCGTTTCACCTTATCTTTCAGCATCAAGAGTTGAGCCCGGTTTTCCTAATATTGCAGGTTCATTTGTTGATGGAAAATCAAATAATAAAAATGACGGCCTCCTAACATCAGGTTCATTTGCAATTGAGAGTACAATCAAGTTTAAAGAAGGCCTTGCCAGATCAAATAAGCAGAGCCTCTTTAGACTAGAAACAACAGGATCATCATCGCCAGCATCGATTGCTGCTTGCTTAATGAATGTCACATACCAGCATAATGCTACGACAGATATTGGTGATTTGCATCTTCTTGTAAGATCCAGTAAAGATATAACTGCACCTACGCTTGATCTTGTAGTATCTGGAGTCAATCTTTTTAATGGCGAAAAATGGTACGTATCAGCAGGAAGAGTTAGAGGCGATTTGACATCTTCTCTGTCTTCTTCATACTTTTTAAGATGTGGCTATGCCGAAGATCAAACTTCTTACACATATTTCACGACTTCTTCATATTTTAATGAATCAACTAGCGACATGTTTCAGAATGTTGATTCTTCATATAATGCATCTGGGTCCTTTATAATTGTTGGATCACAAAGTATTGATAATTCAAGCATACGCTTCCTTAATAATACAACAGATAATTCAATTACACATTTTGATGGTAAAATTGGTCAAATTAGATTCTGGTCAAAAGGCCTATCTGAAGATGAATCAATAGAGCACTTAAGAAATTATAGATCGGCAGGTGTTGAAAATCCTCTCATCAATTACAATTTTGATATAACATCAAGCGGATCATTTGAAAGACTTCGACTCGATGTATCGACAGACCAAGCATCAACAGGCTCAGATGCAAATGGTAGCATTACATTGTTTGACTTCTCACAAAATAGATTGCATATGTCAGGATCTGGATTTGAATCAAATAAGCTAATTATAAAAAATGAGAATTTTCAAATTAATCGAATTTCTCCTAATATAGATTTATTGCAGACAGATG